TGAGGCCAATAATTATGCAAAATACATTTTCCAATGGCATGTTGGAAAGAATCATTATGATGCTTTAGGTAATCAAATTGGTTGTGTTTGTGATGATATTGGACAGTTTTTAGATGCCTTATGTGTAGATCCCGCAAATAATGAATGGTTGAATTTATTGAGAATGACGAATTCAGCACCTTATGAAGCACCAATGGCAGCATTGGAAGATAAAGGTAATACTTTTGCTCAATTCGAATTTGTAATTTGTACATCAAATGTAACAAATTTGAAAGGCAATATTAAGAATTTATCTGATCCTAGTGCCATTGATAGAAGACTAGATATTTATCAAGTTTATCCTAAGGATGAATATGCATTGCAAGAAGAATTGACAGTGCAAGCCCAGGAATATAAGGCTACACATGCAAATAATGATGAATTTGAAAGAGAGTGGCCAAAGTGGTTAAAACTCAACACTTCATCTCCATTTAATGTGAATAAGGTTTGGCTTCAACCTGTAGATTTTACAGGAAAAGATAAACCTGGTCAACCTAGGATGGAATTCGATACTGTTTATAAAGGCTGGCTTGATGAAGTTAAAAGAAGGAAAGCTTTCTTTGAGGAATTTAATACTGGATTAGTTCAAAATTTCACTAAGATGGTTGAAGATAGAAAGAGTAAAAAGCAATCTGGAGCTAGTGAAGAACCTACTCACAATGTTTTACCTGATGTTATTTCAACTTTTGATGATAAAGAAGAAATGTCGGCTGAGGATATCAAGTCGATACAAGAGATTGTTGATAACACTCCTATGACAGATGAAGAAATTATTCAAGAAGCTTGTAAAGAATTATTTGGAACTCCTGAACCGGAAGATAAAACTATCACTACGAAAGTAAAAGAGCTCTGGTTGGCAATTAAGAGAGCTACTGAAGTTAAAGTCGGACAAGCAATCTCAGCTATGAAAAGATTTAATAAAGTTCTATGGGATAATGTCAAGTTGGCATTAAGAAAGGCATATTCTTTAATTAAAGATTTAGGAAAGTTGATTGCTTCAGCCGCTTCTTTTGTTAATGATAGGGTAGTTCGAGCTTTGAAGATTTCTTATAAGATGGGTTCTAGTACTCTTAAATTCACTAAGGATAAAGCATTTGGTTTTAGAAGTTGGTTAAGTCGATTATGGAATTGGATCAAGGAGAAGATTGCATGGATTGAATCAAAGATGCCAGATAAGGAAACTATAATGTCTTATTTGAAGTATGGTGGTATGTTTGCTGCATTATTGGCTGGTACATATGGTTTGTACAGATATTTTGCAAAGAATGATGAAGAAGTTTCCACTTTTCAAAGATATGGAAACACAGGCTGGTTTAATAGACAAAAGTTGCGCTCTAGACTTAGAGCACAACCTAAATCAGTTAAGCAAAGCGGTACAGATCACGAAGCATGGATGTTGTCAAAGAAGATTATTGATAACAATCTACATGCTATGTTTTTCCATATGTCGAATAAGAATATTATTGCTGCTGGTTCAGCTCTTGGTATTTTTGGTTATACTTATATGATCCCATTACACTATGTCAAAGATGTTGAACATTTAATGGAACAACAAAAAATTTCCGTTGATAAAATAACTCTAGAGTGTATTGGAGATCCTGCTCGCAATGCTAGTTT